CCCAGACCGAGACGATGGCCGTGGCCGGCGGTGCCAGTCCTGCTGGCAAGGCGCCCGACAAGATCAACACGTTCATACCGATGACCGACAACGTATTGATCGTCGGTTGTGATCATTCGGTCTACGCGATCATGGGCGATATCGCTGCCGAGGGTGGTCGTATCGATATGCTCACCGAGGAGGTGGGTCTGGCGTGGGGCATGGGGAGCTGGTGCAAGGATCCCTATGGCACTTTCTACGCCTTCGGCTCCCGTGGGGGCATCTACGCCGGCGTACTGGGCGGGCAGGTGACCAAGATATCCACGCCGGCCATCGAGGAGCGGATGGCCACCACGGTGAATATGAACACCGACCTCGTCAACATGGTCTGGAACGAACGGGAACAAGGTTTCCACGTGTTTGTGTCGAGTCTGCAATTGGGCTTGGATACGAACACGCCGGCCACCACCACCAATTACTTCTACGACACCCGCAACCAGAGCTGGTGGGTGGACACGTTTGCCAACACCAAACACCAGCCGACGAGTGTCCACATCTTCGATGGCGATGCACCCGACGACCGCTCAATCCTGCTAGGCGGATGGGATGGGGTGATCCGAAAGTGGGATCCCGACTCAGCGACAGATGGAAACGTCACGGGCGACACCACGGCGATCTCGTCGCACGTCTATCTGGGCCCCTTCATCTCTGGGCCCATGGCGAGCATCCGGCTCGAGGAGATGCAACCTATCATCGCCGAGGGTTCCGGCGACGTGTCGTATGCCGTCTACACCGGGAACTCAGCCCACAAGGCGTACAACCAGTCAACGTCCCGGTACACCGGAACCTGGTCAGCCAATCGGAACAAGTCCGAGCGGAGAGCGGCCACCGGATCGGCTATCTACGTCAAGTTGTCAAACACCGCCACGACAGCGTGGGGGATGGAGGGGCTCCGCTGCCAGTACCGCGAGGTTCTGGGTCCGCGAGTCACAAGGAGAGTCTGATATGGCTACTACAACCGGCGGCAACCAACCAACCATACCCGATTACCCCGATCTGCCCAGTCCCGGTGGCTTCACAGACCCGGGTCCAACGGGGGCAATCGATCCACTCTGGGGGCAGTCAGACGTCCCCGGCCTTATGCCATATATGCCCTACCCCACCTACGATACCGCACTTGATCCATGGCACGCCCCCTATCCCTCGGGGTATCCCCAGTGGCCCACTCCAGAAGGGTCCGTAAATCCGCAACCCTTCCCTAATATGCCATTCGAGCCTGTTCCACCCGGTGGAATCCCCGGGTGGAATCCACCCTTTGACAATATTCCTGCGATTCCTGCGCAACCCGAGCCTCCCACAAAAAAACTAGACCTGTTCAAAGGTTTGTTCCCCGAGGCACCCGGCACCCCGGCGATGGGGCCTGACATTGCGATGGCTGGTGAAAGACCGGCCCTGTTCCCCAACAGTGACGCCCATCTGGACGCAATTCCTGCCAACACCCTCGACAGATCCATGCCGGGCTGGCCGACAAACTACCCCCCATTGCCGGGGGCCGCAGACAGGGGAGGCCCCTATGTGCCGGGACCAGGTCATCAAGGTTTTCCACAAGCACCGCCATCAGAACCGCCACCAGACTATAGGTTTTCTGATGAGGCTTGGAGGAGACTCGATCAAGAAAACGATCCATACTTAGAGATGGAAGAGGAAGAGGAGTATCAACGTCGGCTTCGACAAGAGCAGAAAGGGCCAGCAGCGAGAGGACCCGGCATATTCGGCGGAAAAGTGAAGCGTAACAGGATCCGGTTGCTCAATATATTGCGGGGAAAAGCCAACCCCCCACTTCGCAAACAACCAGCCCAAGCGCCTGTTGGCCCACCGCTCACGCAGATGCAGCCACTGCCCAACAATCCAGTCGCCGCCGCGCAACAATTTCTCGGCACCCCCCCGGGTTTTAACGCGATCTACGACCTCGGGCCGTTTCCGATACGAAATATTGGCACGTCGATGGGGTACGCATGAGCAACTTTGGCCACTCCACAAAGAACACCAAGCGGGTGTTCAACCAGCTCGCCGGCGTGAGCAGCACATTCTCCCGCATAGGGATCGGGGTCCGCGATGCCGACCACGAGCTGGAGGTGGCTGGCGTGGTTCACATCAGCACCGAGCAGTCCACGGCCCCGGGGACGCCGGTGGCGGACGATGGCGGGGTGATCTATGTCAAGAACGACGGCGACCTGTACTACCTGTCTCAGGACCAGGTCGAGGTCAGCCTGACCGCATCGGCGGGGGGTGGCGAGGCCAACGAGTATTCGTTCAAGAATATCGCGGTCAGTGGTGAAGACAGCGTCGTGGCCGAAACCGCGACCGACACGCTGACGTTCGCCCAAGCCGGCGGTATCACTCTCACGACGACTGCAGCGAGCGACACCGTCACCATCTCATCGGCCGACACAAACACTTGGCGCACGGTTATAGCCGGGGGCAACACCCTTAGCACCAGTGAGACCCTGACGTTCTCAAACGGAACTGGAATCACCATCACCGAGTCAGCCGGTACGGTCACGATTACGGCCGGTGTTCGCATCGCCAACGCGGACACGTTGAGCAGCGGGAGGTACGATGACTGAGTGGACCGAGCTGAAGCAGATCCAGAAGATGGGGGTGGCCGCCCTCACGTCGTCGGCCGACGATGTTGCCGAGTTCGAGATTGGCCAGCTACTGCTGGACGTAAACAACGGCCGCATCTACGCGATCAGGAGCGAAAACACCACTACCAACAGCGACCGGATTCACTTCTGGTCGTCTGACGGGTCCATCAGCCTGTCGTTCTCAGCCTCGTCCTTCTCAGACAACCAGTCGTCCCCGCAGTTGATCGGGAGCGGTGCGTGGAAAGCTGGAACTGCCCTGACGTTCACCGCGGCCTACGAGAACGGGCCGGCGACATCGGCCAACATCTCCTGTGGCTCTTGGGCTAGCAACCTGGTCCTGTCGAGCGCGTACACCTCTGGCACCGGCGGGACAAACCAAAACACAAACTATCCAGCGGCGGTGGGTAACTCGATCACGTTCCAGTTGAACGCAGCGAAGTCGAGTGAGTCCGACACGGCGACGACCAGCGTCCAGTTCCTGAACGAGAGGTGCCAAGGGGTTTCCTCCACGGCCAGCGGCTACGACACGGCCTTCATCAACGCCCTGAGCAGCAAGACCGTTACCGCTGGCAAGAACGGGACGTATTCATTCAGCCCCTCTGCTGGCGAGTACATCATCTTTGCCCACCGCACAGCCCTCGGAACGTCCTCGTTCGCCGTGGGAGGATTCCCGGGCGGGTTTGAGCCTCCTGTAACTGTGACGGGCCACACCAACAGCGCAGGGTTCTCCGAAGACTACTACGTCTACCGCTCGACCAACCCCAGCCTAGCCGACCCAACTTCTGTCGTGGTCACCTGATGCCCGTTACACTCATTGACAAAATTGAGCAGTCGAATCGCTCGGCCAACGTGGGGACGAGTGGGTTCTTCCACCTCATGGACTCCATCGACGTGAACTTCCGAGTCACGGGGGTTCAGATCGACGCCACCGATCCCCACACGGGTTCGGCGGCTGCGACGGGCGAGCGGTGGGTGGTTACGGACTACAGCGCGAGGTCCACGAGCTACTTTGACAACCTGACCTGCGCAGACGGCGACATCGTAGAGAGGACTGGCACAAACACGTGGGTGACGCTCGTAGATGTCAGCAACGCCCTGCCCGCCAGCCCCCTCAACGACACGAACGAGGGGATGCTTGTCTACGCCAAGGACAAGAACCTCTTCTACTTCTACAACGGGACGGCGTGGGTTGCGATTACCGACACAGATACCGACACCAACACCTATGCCGATTCCTTGGCGTTCGCCACTGGGACAGGAATCCTAACGGTTGGCAGGAGCGGCGCGCTGGCAGACCTCACTGTCGATTTAGACGGCAGATACCTAGAGTCACAAACCTCCCACGCAGATGTTGTGGTTGATGGGGACTTTGGTTCCGAGGGGTTGATGAAGAGGGGCGGCTCCGCTGGCACATACAGCATCGTCGCTGACGCCTCGGGAAACTGGAACACGGCCTACGGCTGGGGCAACCACGGGGCCGCAGGGTATCAAGCCGCCCTCACCTTCGGCATTGCCGACACCAACGCCCTGAAGGTCGATCACTCCACGACAGCGGCAGACAACCAATACGCGAAGTTCACGGCCACCGGCATTGAGGGTCGGAGCTACTCCGAGGTGAAGACCGATCTCTCCCTCGGGACTGCTGCGGACAGGGCTGCGGAAGACACTCTGACTGACGGGGCC